CCACTCCATACTTTCGTACTTCGTTTTTTACACTTACCTATTACAGTTCGTCTACTATATATCTAGTATGAAACCAAACAATCCGTTTTTCATGGTTTGAGTAAAGTTCAATGAAAAAGATTTGTAGAGATCTTAAACTCCAAATTGTTACAGGTACAATTAGAAAACCTTTGCATAACCGAACAGTTTTTTTCTGAACTCGCATGCGTTAATTTCTTGGCCTTCACTGACTACCTATTAACAAGCTCATCAGTCGTATTCTTTGCAGAACGAGCAATAGATATATCATGTGAAACCAAAGAATCCGTTTTACATTGTTTGAAAAGAGTTATAAAGTGAAAAATATTTTATTTTTGTTTTTAATATTTTTTTTAACTCATATAGTATTTTAATCAATCTTAATTTTATCAATGATCTCAATTGGATCTTCATTATCGATCTCAATTGGATCTTCATTATCAATGATCTCAATTGGATCTTCATTATCGATCTCAATTGGATCTTCATTATCAATCTCAATTGGATCTTCATCACAAATTGTCTCACGATCATCTTCACCATAGTTGGCTGGAATTTCACCTAGCTCAATCAAATTATTATCTTTAATAGTTGGCATTTTAATTCGTATAAGTTCTCTCAATCTACTTCATGTGAAACCAATCAATCCATTTTACATTGTTTGGGAGCTTCTAATAATACTTCTGAAGTCTTTTTAGTTATTTCTTCAATTTGAGTATCATTTACTATTTCTTCAGTTTGTTTCCACCATCTATGATTTGGATCACATGTTGCACACAAACCACTCTTAAAATCTCCAATATTATGGGGACACTTTGAACATACTCGAAGTTTGGGAGGTGTATTCATTTCTTACTATCAATCTAGTACAGATTATTAAATCCGTTTTTATAATATTAGTTTAGTAATTTAAAGCAAAATCTTTGATAACAAGTAATGGAAGAAGCAATTATTCATTATACTAATCAACAATCAAAAGAGCAAAGGGATAAGCTTATTGAATATTTTAAATATTGGAACTCTGCTGACATAGAAGAGTTCATAATAAGACGTAAGAAACTTGGTGGTAAGAAGTTTTTAGATCAAAGATTGAGTTTTGGAAGCTTTCTCATGACTCTTCTACCAATGAAAGACTTACTAGACAAACTTGAAGTTGATTCTCAAAGTCATTCAACTTAATTAATGAATTTATGAACAGTGTTAAAGGGGTATGAATTATGAAAACAAAACTTCTTATTGAAACTACTAAAAAACATTTACATTTAAAGCAAAATCTTTGATAACAAGTAATGGATGACATAACAAGTAAAATCATAAAATTTATACAAGATCAGCCTATAGAAGTTCGTAAAAAGTATATTGCTTATTTAAATATACATGTTAACGACACAAATGATAATTGGTTAAATTTTTATGATACTGAATTTAATTTTGAAGATCTAAGACTGTTTACATCAAGAATTACAAACATTATTTTAGATACAGTAAATGTGAATAATATTGTAGAAAAAATTACACAATAAATTGTATATTTTGTAATTATCGAGTTTTGACAAAAGATTTTTTATTGAAACTTCTTCTAGAAAAACCATAAAAAATAAATTAATGTATAAATACCTTTTTTAAAATAATGAATTGTTGAAACTCGATGGCTACAAAAATATCTCAAGGTCAATATAATGGAGTTTCTAAATACATTCATAAAAACCATAAAAGGATATTATTTGTGTGTATGTCAATCAAGATTTGATACTATAGAAGAAGCTCATGAACATATGTCTGTAGAATATATTGGTTACTGTAATAATGGGTTAAAGTATTCTGATAATAATAGATATGAATGTAGATGTGGGACGTCAAATATGACTAGACAATATGCTGCACTAACTCATTATTATGAATTAAAAGGTAATTGTATTGACAAAAAAAATTTAATAACACGAACTACATGTAAAATATGTGATAATAAAGAGTTTCATACAGATGCTTGGTTTAAACGTCATTGTGAAACTAAAGGACATCAAAATAGATTACTTTATGGTAATCTTATTAATCTTGAATGTAAAAAATGTAATATAAAATGTAGAAGTCAAACTGAGATACGAAAACATCTTGAAACAAAAAGACACATAACTCAGCAACATTCAAAGAAAGAACAACTTAGTTTAGAATGTTCCACATGTAACATTAAATGTCGTGGCCAAAAAGAGATGAAAACACATCTTGCTACAAAAAAACATATGAAAAAGGTTTTGCTCGCCTAGCTCTTTTTAATTACGTCTTTGTTTCTTTACCATAGGTTGAATTACATGTACGTTCTGCTGTACAGCAACCACCGGTTGATTAATAGTACGCTTTTTTGAAGCAGCGTACATATCATATGTCATAATAATTGGTGTACCTGTATTGAAATTGAAATTCTCCATTGAATTGAAAGTATATTGTTCCATTGTGTGTGTACTATCTACCAGCCTGATATAAATCAATTCGTTTTCATGGTCTGAAGATATAAAGTAAAAATTTGCCTTTCGGCTTTTTATCTTCCATATTCTCTCATGTGTTCACGATATGCTTCTTTTATTTCAAAACTATGATCTCCGCCTTGTCTGCAACACGACATATCTTTTTCACAGTAATTACAGAAATCATATGTTTCGTCATATTTTTCATAATACTCATCCCGTTCTCTACGTATACCATCCATACGATTCTTCACATATTTCATAAATCTTATTATAATTTTAATTGATTCTTGGCTTCTTTGGTTTGGGTTGCTCATTTGTTTCGATTGGGCGTTGCCGTTTCATTACGTGATCTAGTATAATTAGATACTCAATCAATCCGTTTTCAACCAGTAATACTAGCTGAGTTTATTATAGCAATTAGATCAGCTATTTTTTCATCCGCACAATCTTGACAAACATAAGATTCTGGCATTGTATCATTTTGGCAAAACAAACAGTGATCACATGGACCTTCGTATTCAATTGGTTGTGGCATTGTATATAATCAGTATCTTTTAGAGGTATCAAATCGGTTTTTCATGTTCTAGATATAAAAGAATGGTATTATTAGGGTTTACCAAAAAAGCTGCAGCAGCACCAAGTTTTATATATAATACTACTCGTAATCCTACGATTATTACAGGAATAAGAAATCCTATTGGTAAGTTTTCCAGTAATACCAAAAACTATAACAAGTATTGCTGAGAATGCGTTTTATGGTGGCGAAAACTCGCATTATACAGGACTTACAGGATCAGTAATCATACCAAAATCAGTAACATCTATTGGGTCAGGTGCATTTGGTGTATGCACTGGTCTTACATCATTAACGATACCAAGTTCAGTAACATCTATTGGTAGAAATGCGTTTGTTAAGTGTTCTGGTCTTACAGGTTCATTAGTAATACCAAATTCAGTAAGAAATATTGGTTACCAAGCATTTAAAGATTGTACTAGTCTTTTTATACTTTATCCAGTTACTCTAGAAACTATTGAAAATAATGCGTTTCTTAATGTTACCAAAAAAGCCGAATATACTATTATTTAATAAATAAAGTTTTACTGAAAACGGATTTATATAACTTAATGCATATCAAGTATTGTACAAAATGCCTAAATATATAGCAGCTCAATTAATGCCTCCAAACACATCTTCTCGTTTAACGGAAAATTTACCAGATGAAGATGTTCCAATGTTTATGTTTCTAATAATTATAATCACAGTTCTGATTGTAGTGTTTAATACTCTTCAAACATGGGATAATGCAGCCAAGACCTTACCAGTAAATATTGATGATTCTTGTTTCTCAACTGCCGTGAATATTCATAGAGTAGAACGATATCAGCAGAGTCTATCACCTATTCGTCGTAGTAGGTCAAATGATTCGATGGTATAAGAAATTATAAATCAAATATAATAAGTATGTCGCTAATACGGAAACGTAAAGTAGGTGGATCAGACGCAGATGATTTTTTTGCTAGAGCTACGTCTCATAGTCTAAAACCAACTATAATAAATGAGGAAAGTAAGTTTGTTGTTGTTACATATTGGTGGGGACGCGGAAACCTAAATAAGAATACTCAACGTCCATGTCCTGAAGAACTAGAACCAGGACAACCATTAGATGTTCCTCCAATTAAGTTTGAAGAGATGATTCAAAATTGGGAACAAGCTTGTGCAAAGCATAAGTGTAACTATCTAGCAGAAGAGTATCCTGAGTTTGCGGTTAAAGGTGGATATCAACATGCTATCAACTTCAAACCTTATTTTATTGATATCGCATTAGCAGCATGTTATCCCCGTGGTGTTCTATACATCGATGGAGACATGAAGATAAAACTATATCCTGGCATTTGTGATGCTGAAGGTGTAGACTATATGGCTCGTGGATGGAATACTGATCCTCGTCCTGGTAACTGGAAGAAAACTAATAAGTTTTGCTTTGATCCTTATGTATTTGAAATGTCTGGAGGTACTATGTTTTTTGGTAACACGTATCATGGACGTAATCTTCTAAAAGTATGGCAAAGAGAAACAGCAAAGCATCCAGGTAAGGCTGATGATCGTATTCTTTCAATGGCACTTATGTTACAAAAAATGTTGATATCATTATCAACAATTCAATTACCAATTGAGTATTTATGGCTAGATATGGACTATGATGATTACTTAAAAAGTGGTAAAGATTATGAAAAGAAGTATGTATCTATTTCTCATCCAGAATGTTTAACAGGAGAAGATCGAGCAGCTACAGAAGGAGCATCTTCAAATCGTTATCCTAGATCATACGATCGTTACGTCAGTAATTATCTCTATTGCGATTGGGATGAAATTTATGAGTATTTACAGTTTGATAATAAAGACCAAATTAAACCATTTAAGCCTTACTTCAATTTTTTAGAAGAACATGATGTTGTAGATTTGATTCCATACGCAAAGAAGTATGGATCATATAATCCTATAGCAAAGAAGAATTCAGAATTGTTAGACCAAGTTCAAATTCGTGTACGTGATAAATTAGTTTTAGTAAGTCCACATGATTATCCATCAGTTTCATTACATAAGGTTGGATCAGAACGTGAAGCTCTTGTAACAATTTTGAAATATATTATAAACGGTCAAAGTGTTGTATATGTTCCTGGTAGGTCTGCTCGTAGTGCTAAAACTGTTGTAGCAAAAGCATTAGAGAATGAATTAGACTTTGTTGCTCGTAATGAATCAAATAGTAAAGCTAGAGCTAAAGCAGAGTACTCTTTAGATCTAGATAAAGATTATCCAATGTACTTTGGATCTAATAATAAAACATTAAAGCATTGGTTACTTATGTCTGAATCTTTTGCAGAAATGGAAAAGTTATTTAATCGTACATATCTCTTCTTAACTCGTATTCATTGTGGTTGGGTTTAAGACCAATCAATAATAATATATGTTTCTAAAGGGTCTATCACAATAGCACTATCTGGAAACGTATTTTGAAGTTCTATTATAATTCTATTGATAATTGAAGAAGGATTAGTTAATTTTATATCATTATTAAGTCTTAAATTGGGATTTTTAACATATACTGGAATTCTGTATATGTATTTATGCTCATTCGTATTAAGAACTATTCTTTCTATATCCTTGCAAATTTGCTGAATTTCTTTCATTACTCGTTGCCTAGTTTCTACATAAACTGCTTCACTTAGTTTATAGTTACGAAGACGATCACGACTAATAGGAAATTCCATTCTATACAATATGTCCAATATGTTTATATGATTATTGGTTTAATGTTTTTGCACTAGGATCATTAGTTTCAGGACTCCATTTTGGCATCCAAAAATATGGAATAATATGACTATATTCAGGGTAATATGTGTTAAACAATGATCTATAATAATATGATTCTGCAGTATATGGTTTTAAATGAACATTATCTAAAATAACATCTTTCCAATCTGGAACTTTTTGAAAGGATCTAGTTTGGCATTCTTGATACCATGAAATACCTTGGTGAGTACTTACACCATCACTAAATGCTTCTTTTTTACGATATAATACTGCTTCTGGCAAAAGATTCGTATCTTTAAAGGCTTCACGAAGAACCCATTTTTCTACTTGATTTTTTGTTGGACGTCTCATATGAACTGGAATTGATTTTACAGCATCAACAAAATCCTTATCAAGAAATGGAGTTCTTGGTTCTAATCCATGACTACTAATACATCTATCAGATCGCAATACATCATACATGTGTATATCTTGAAGTAATCGATCTGATTCTTCTTCAAATTCAGTTTCATTTGGAGATTTAAAGAAATATAAATATCCACCTAATAATTCATCTGCTCCATCTCCATTAAATACAACTTTAGCATTTGAACGTCTAGAAATCTCTCTTGCGATTAACCAGTTACCAACTGATGCTCGTACAGTTGTAATATCATATGATTCAATGTCGTGAATTACTTGAGGTATCACATTAAAGAACTCTTCAGGTGTCATAATTATTTCAGTATGTTTTGAACCAATGTGATCTGCTACCATTCTAGCATGTCTTAAATCTTCAGAACCTTGAAATCCAATACTAAATGTTTCTAAAGGTATTTTTAGTTCTTTTTGAACAATAGAAGCAATTAAACTACTATCTAATCCTCCACTTAAAAGAGCTGCAACAGGTCTTTCAGTTAACATACGTCTACGAACAGCTGTAATAAGACTCTCTCGTATTGTTGAAAATACACTACTTCTAGGAATAGCAGAAATATATTGAATATGGTATGAATAATATGTAATAGCTAAAGTTTGTTTATTAATAATCGCATAATGTCCTGGAGGAAAATGTTGAACTGTAGAAAACTCTATGGAAGGTAGTGCTTTTAATTCACTTGAAAGAATAATTCTATCTTCTGAAGTTGAAATAAATAAAGGTCTTACACCATATGGATCTCTTCCAACAATAATAGTATCACCATGTGAAATAATCATAGCAAAAACACCATGAATACGCCTAAACATATCTGCGTATTCATATCTTTTTAATAACGGACCAATAATCTCACAATCTGATCCACTTTTATTTGTATATAAAATTTCATCAGCAATTTCTCTCCAATTATAGATTTCTCCATTACATACCCATGTAATATCTCCATATTTCATAGGTTGCATACCAGATTCATCTAGACCATTCAAAGCTAAACGAGTAAAACCAAATTGGTAATTAGTATCAGAATGAACTGAATTACCTTCTGGTCCTCTAGCTTTTAGTTTATGAAGGCAGTGTTGAATATCAATACTTTTACCAATTACTCCTAATATTCCACACATTGATTATTATAATCATGCGATGTCTAAAATGAATTTAAGATAGCGAATCATATAGAGAGTAGATGGAGGATTTATTTCCTCGTAAAGAAGGGCTTGATTATTCAGCTCTTCGAACAACTGAAGAAGGATCATACAGTATAACAAGACGTCGTGATGCAGAAAAGATTCTTAATATCATGCGTAATATCTTTAAGGACATCAAAACGATGACAATTACAGATGCTACTGCATGTATTGGCGGAGATACACTTAATTTCGCAATGAATTTTGGACATGTACATAGTATTGAACTTAAAGTTGATAACTTTGATGCGTTAACCAATAATGTTCATGTATATGATTTCAATAATGTAACATTACATAATGCAAATAGTGTTGAATTGTTCAATTGGAATACACATGTACTCTATATAGATCCACCATGGGGAGGAAAAGACTATAAAAAGCATAAAGAATTAGATCTATTTATATCTGAAAAACGTCTTGATTGTTGGTTAGAAGATATTCTTTCACGAAAAAATAGACCACAGTATATTGTACTTAAACTTCCTGCGAACTATAATTTCAAACGTTTAAACTTTCTAGTTAATGTAGAATCTATTCGACCATATCAAATTCGAAGTTATGTCTTAGTTGTTATAATGGTTCATCAAAAACGGATCAAACCTACATTATGACAATATATAGCAGACACCATGAATTTCGAAGCATACAATATTTCACTTGACCCAATCATTGAGGCTATTCCAGCTCAAACATATGAGAATGTAGCAAGACTATTCTTCTCAGTTGGAGCTCTTATGTGGTTCGCAGGATTTACATATAGTTTCTGCACAAATCCATTAGCAGAGGCACTTCGTAGCAAGTTAGCAGCGTGCGAAGATGAACTGCTTGCAGCAGAATTCCAAATCTCAGAATATGAGGATGAGATTAAGAGTCTAAATCTTAAACTTAATGAAATGAGCAGCCGATATGATAACTGTCGTCTAGCAGCTCTTCAGTTTATGGATACATTTCCTGTTTCATGCGATGAGCCTAAAGCAAAGCGTTCTCGTCTTGAGTAACTGCTTAGTAGACATACGGTATAAAAACTAAAACTAATAAAACCAATAAAATAGCGACGTCAAACGTCCGAACTATTTTTTTGTACGTTACAGGAAGTTCGTCAAACTTATCACGATATGATTTTGGTTTAAAAAACATAGACATCCATCCTAGTAATGTTGGACCTAATTGATCAGTACAGCTATAGATGTAATCATACCATGCGAGCAATACATACGCTAAAGTTGCTAGTAAAAATGCAGCTACAATTTTATGCGGATATGCTTTTGCATGAGGTAACCAATAAACTGCTAATACAAAAGCACTAAATACTAAACATTTTGGATTCAAATATAACGGTGTTCCGAATAAGCCACCTCCCATTTACTTTGTATACATGATATATGTTAGCCCATATACTCCTAATAATCCAATAAATGAGGAATGAGATGTATTTAGTTTTGATAGATAATGTGCGAGTAATACAGTAGATCCAATCATAAGAGAATCAGCAACTAAAATCTTCCAAGAGTTTTCAATAGCATATTCCTTAAAAAGATCAATCATGCTATTTTGATCACGAGGTACACCAAGAATGACCGCATAATAAAATAGAACATCATGAACTATTTGAATAATAATTGATACAACCACTAATGTAAGAACTTTTGCGCCAGGAACAATAAACTGAGCAATCATAATTCCAAGCACAATAACTAAGCAATCAGATAGAACAGCTACAATACCAAAATTAGCATACCATTTATCGAGTGATTTTCCTAAATGAAAAACTTTAGAAAGAACAATTGTAAAAAAATCAACCCACGCAACAGCTGATCCAATATTTATTAAGTTCATTTATATTCTCTCTAGTTTTTCACCTGAGATAACCGGATTTTCTTTTATTATTTTTTGTTTTGCTTCTTCTTGAAAGTCAAATGTACACTTATGATTATCAGGATGACGACATGTAATACAGACTGTCATATTACATTTACAAGTTATAGTCATGATCGTTTTACGACGACAATTTTGGCATCCATGTTTTGCGGTATTCATTCTTCTTTGTTTCCCAGTAAGCAGAATCTGTATCTTCAACTAGTTTTTGAGCTTTATCATATTCATTTTCCATCTCACGAATTTCATCTTCAATCTTAACTTGTTTTGGGTCAGCAATCTCCTTTCCACGCAAAGATGGTGCTAAATAAGTCTTTGAACGAGAAGCTATATACTTTGTAAGTTTATCCTTCGTATGCGTGAACTTCTCCCACGCATCATCTAGACGACTATCAACTTCACCTAATGGACGATCAGAAATACAATCAGAATATTCAGTCCAATCTTTTTCAAATTGAGCTTCAAGTTTACGTTCTTTATTCAATTTGAGTGTATCCCATTCCTTATCAGATAACTCACGAATCTTGGTAACAAGGTTCTCTATAGGAACCTTATAATCATTCGGTTCAATTACTTCTCGAATTCGTTTAGCATATTTATGGCGATTTGTGTATATATAGTTCCAAGCATCGTCATCAGCATAGTCGATTACATGATACATATCTTCATCACTGACAAACAAATTACGACTTAACAGTTCATCTGCTGTTTTTGTATCAAAACTCTCCAGAATTGATTCATGTTTTACTACAGTTGGTGCTTCTACTTGTGGCTCTATTGGTTTTGAAGAACGTTTGGTGGTTGCTCTCATTTTCTCAAAAATTGATGTCATCTTAATCTGTAGTTAGTCAAGTTCCTTATTCATAAATCCGTTTTCAACTATAATATAAGGATGGTGAATGTCTCACATGAAGAATTGGCTGAGACTAAGTCGCAACCATTACCGCCTAATGCGACACTAGATGCTTTAAGGCAGATGAGAGAATCCCAATGTTCTACATCTGCATCTCAATCTTTTAAATTACAAACCAGTCAACGATTTTTAAGAAGAGTCATGAGTCCTGAGTCACCAACACGTAACCTTTTAATGGTTCATGGCACAGGTTCTGGTAAGAGTTGCACTGCGATTCAAGTAGCAGAAGAATATATTATAAGACCTGAATTTCAGGACAAACGTGTTCTTGTTCTTGCGAATCCATCAATTCAAGAAAACTTTAAAGCTCAAATTTTTGATATCTCTCGTGTATCTGTAGACGCAGATGGATTACTTCTTTCAAAACAATGTACTGGAAGACGATATCTAGATATGATTCAAAGATCTCAATCTGAATCCTTACGTTACACAGATAAAGCCTCTCAGCAACGAGTGATGAATTTAGCAAATAAGATTATTGGAGAATTTTATGAATTTGTTGGATATCTTACATTTGCGAATGTGATAGATCGTCAGAAATTGGTAGCTAAAACTGATAATGATATGAAAAAGTGGATTCATGATACGTTCGATAATCGTCTTATTATCATTGATGAAGCACACAACCTAAAAGAAACAACTGAAACTGAATCTAATAAGTTAGTTTCTATCGCAATTGAACAGATTTTGAAAGTTGCAAATGGTGTAACACTTGTGTTATTAACAGCTACTCCTATGTATGATAAATTTGATGAGATTTTATATTACTTTAATTTGTTTTTATGGAATGAGAGAAAGCTAGATACAAATAAGTTAGTGAAAACATCTGATATATTTACAGAATCAGGTGATTTCAAAGAAGGTAAAGAATCTGCGTTTCGTGGATGGTGTCAAGATTATGTATCATTTATACGTGGTGAAAATCCATTCACATTTCCATTTCGATTACCTCCACCAGATTTACTTATTGCTTTACCTGATCGTACGACTGATATTACAGGACAACCTATTAAGAAACAACGTAAGTATTTAACCCTCACACGATCATTTGTATCACCTCAACAGGCAGAAGCTATTAGATCAGTGACTGTAAAAGCTGTATCAGATCATCGTTTAATATGTATGTTTCCAGGAAACAAAACGTTTCGTGAAACATTTGAGAAGTCAGAAGGAGCATATAAATATCGTGACGAACAATTTTTAGCACCTTCAAAAGTTGCTTTATACAGTTCAAAGTTTGGATTGATTACAAAAACAATTGAAGCAACAACTGGAATTGTATATGTATATTCAAATGTTGTAGAATCTGGAGCTCAACTTTTTGCGATGTGTCTAGAAGAACATGGATTTGATCCTGCTTCTGGAAATCGTTTACTAAAAGATACGTCAGGAGAGATTACACGAGGCTCAAAAGGAAAATATGTTTTATTTACATCGGATATTTCAGATTCGGATATTAGAAAGGCTCTTGTACGACTTAAGAGATCAGAAAACGCAGATGGTTCTGATATTCGAGTAGTTATCGCATCACCTAAAGTTTCTGAAGGAGTAGATTTTCGAAATGTACGACAGATTCATGTTTTGGATCCATGGTTTAATATGAGTAGAATTGAGCAAGTAATAGGACGTGGTATGCGAACATGTTCTCATTCATTACTTCCATTTGAACAACAGAATTGTACTGTATATCTACATGTATGTCGTTATCCAGATTCTACTCAAGAAACAGTAGATGAATACATTTATCGTACATTTGTAGAAGAAAAAGCCATTCGTATTTCAAAAGTAAAACGTGTTGTAATGGAATCTGCTATGGATTGTGATCTTCAACAAGCAGTAAATAGTCTTCCTGCTGATTGGAGAGGTGAGAAACGAGCAGATGGTACACAATTTTTAATTCCTCAGATTCGTAATCAAGATCAGAAGCTAGTTAACTTACCATTATCTGCTATGTCTGCCCCTACATTCGAAGAAGGAACTTATGAAATAATATGTAATATTCAAGAATCAGAAGTTGATCTAGATCACGAACGTCCACTCTCTGCTATTCTTGATGTAAAAGATGAAGTTCTAGATAAGATATTAAAACTATTTGCCAAGAAACCTATTTGGAAAAAAGATGATTTGTTTGATGAGAAGTCTATGAAACAATATACTAAAAGTGTTTTATCATACATCCTTCAAAACGCAATTGATTCTGGATTTCAACTCAAGGATAAAAATGGTCGTATAGGTCATCTACAAGCAAAGGAAAACGTGTTTGCATTCGCAGAAGGAGAACGAGATACACTTTTGGATCGTCTAGTAAAACATGAATCAGGTGTATCCGTTGAGTTACCTATGATTACTCCTGAAGAACCAAAAGAACAAGAAAAGGCTGTAACACCAGTAGATATAGGATTCTCAGATTTATCTGAAAAACGTGAATCATATTCATGGCCATCATATATCAAAGAACGTTTTAAGCCAGAAGTTTTGGACTGGTATATCGCAGATATAGTTCTAACAGATAAAGAGAAAGTTCAGCATTTGCTTACACTTAATTGGTCTGCTCCACCTCCATATGCGGCTCCTTTAATAGCAACAGTATCAGATGGTAAGAAACTCTACATTCTAGGTTCAAAGAATATTTACAATGACGCAAAAGAGAAGATTACTCCTGTAGGAGCAGAAGAAGACGCATATAGAGCATGGATAAAGAATGCTAAAGATAAGTTTGTATCCAAGAAAACAGATCTATTTGCGTCGATTAAGGATGGTGGAGTGATATTTAACATTGATGAGAAATCACCTGATATAAAGCGAGCAGCTAGAGCAAAGAATATTGGTGGACGTCAATGTACCACATACCAAGCAGGATTATTAGATAAGTTTTCAGAATGGTTAGTGGGTACAGGATTTCCAGAAAAGGTAAAAACAAAGAAAGATAGATGTATGTTTTTAGATTTATTAGTTCGTGAATCCGTACTTTCAGGTAAAGATGGTATTTTTTGGATTACACCTGAAGAATATTCAATATTTTCAGAAGATGAACATCGTCCAGATTTACTTAAACGTCTCAAGGATTAGATAAATGAAAGAACGATGGATACAAATTGTACCGTCATCACCTAGTAATCTTGAAAAAAACAAAAAGCAATTAAAGCTACCTCATAAACTTGGATATATTCCAAAATATCTAAAGTCACATGTAAAACTGATTTAATTGTTGTGATTCAATGAATAGTAAAACATGTCAAGTCAACTTCAAACCGTAGAGATTTCAATGGCTGAAAGCACAAACGTAATACTGTCACTGGAAAAATATCCAGTATGTCCAGTTCAAGTTCCTGAATTAGAATCAATACACATAATCACTCCTGCTGGAGATATGTATACTTGGTATGCTGATGGAGCAGCTTCTATTTTATCGACAGATGGATCATGTAGATACTTTTGGAATAAACCAACACTGAAAAAAGCAATTGAAAATAAGCTTAATCAGAATTCTAGCTATATACGATTCTTTCAGGATGGTTCTGTAGAAAACAGGATAAATAATCAATATTATTGGTGGGGACCTACGATACAAGAAGCTCCTATAGAAGGTGAGCCATTTGATTCATGTGGATTATCACAATGTTGTAGTGAATGTAAAATAATCTAAATTTCGGGGAAAATGGATAAAACAATCTATACTCTTTGAACAACAAGATGGATCCTCTGTTTGAAAGACGTCAATTATCCAAAAAAGTTCATATTTATTCAAAGTTTCTTCAGAAGAATATGCAAGCTTCAATTCTTGCTCAACTAAAGATGAACTTTGAAGGAAAGTGTTCTGCTGAAGGATTCGTTCAACGAAACAGTATTACAATTGTTAACTATTCTCTAGGAAGAACAAACTATATCAAAGGTGGTGTAGATTATGATGTTCAATTCCAAGCAGATGTATGTATGCCTCACACTGGACAAAGATTTAAGGCTCCAGTAACAGTTCGAAGCAAGGTTGGTATTCATGCTGAGACTCCTCCTATTAAGGTATTGATTCCTCGAGATCTCCATATTGGAAATGAAGATTTTGAGAATGCAAAAATTGGTGAAGATATTGAATTTGAAGTTGTTGGATGTCAATTCAAACAACAAGATCGTGATATTATCGTTGTTGCTAAATTACTTTCACGCGTAGCTGCTCCTGTTGAACAACCTCTTCTATCTGCAAATCCAATTGGAGATCTACTTGCAGCAGTACTTCCAGTAGATAGTGATATTAAACAAGTTGTAACAACTCCAATTGAACCTGAAAAGCCTAAAAAGAGAAAGCTTAAACAGAGTGCGGGTAATCTAGAAAATGAGCAAGTTCTCTCGTTCAAAATTGGAGATGCTTAAGGATCAAATTGATAAACTTGAAATGAATGAACATAAACAAATTTACAGTATCATAAAAAAGCTGTCTCCACAGGTAACTAAGACACAAAATGGTGTACTTGTTTCAACAGATACACTAGATGATGATACACTCACAGAAGTTGAACGGTATGTTCTTTTTTGCTTAGATCAAAGAAAGCGTATGGACGATGATATGAAAACTCGTAAGACATATGAGAGAATGATGTAAGTGTAAAATGGACTGGTTTTAATCCAAGATAAAATATAACAGTATGGATAGTATAGTCACTACGCAAGTTATTGACGATTTAGTATCATTCGTTGACATAGCAAAGAAAGACCCAAAAGCAGAGCTAGAATGTAAGCTGCTTTCGGGTAAAATTCAAACAAAGGATACTGCTGATCGTATCCTAAAAGCAATTCAAACTCTTTCAGTAGGAGCACAAACTGAAGAACATCGACTTTCAATAGCATACACAGACAGCAATCGTGTAGTCATAGATGGAGCTCAAAACATTCATAAATTATGTATTCAAAATTCATTTAAAGAGATTCCACTCAAAGTGGAACGTAAACAACGATATTTCGAGAGCAATATTGGGAAGAAAGATATGATTGATGTATCAGAAGCATCTGCTAGATTCACTTTAAGATCTGAACAGATTATTCGAAAAGATTGGGAAGGTAATCCAAGTGATCCTAAGGGTCATATTCGCATGATTCATCGTAAATCATTTCGTACTGCTTCGAACTTATTTCGTATTGATTTCTCCATGGTGAAGTCGCGACCTATGAACTCAAAGCAGAGTATTCGTGATATGTTGAAACAACCTCATACATATGAACTTGAAATTGAGTTTGAAAACAAGAAGTCACAAATTGATAACAAACTTATCATAGAAGATCTACTTACTATCATGACTACTATTTCTCAAGCGTTTTACCAATCGTCCTTTCTGTTGACTGTATCCGATATTCATCGTTATCAGCAGGAGTTTAAGATGACATCAAATATCTTTCTAAATCCTGTAACTATGTTTCGTCGTCATTTAAATGTAGAGAATCCTCATAATATTCTGAAAGACTACACTGTTACCAATAAAGCCGATGGACAACGATGTGGATTATATATAGCTCGTGATCGTCGTATTATTATGGTAACACCAAGTCTTCAAGTAACATGGACAGGTATTACAGCAGGAGATGATAGTCATTCAGGTGATTTCATTGATGGAGAATACATTGCAGATAAACAGTTATTCTGTATCTTTGATGTGTATCGTTTTCGTGGACGTGATACTCGTGGACTTCCTCTCATGAAAAGTGATGAAGATACTCTAAAAAATCCTTTAAATTCTCGTCTTGGATGTGCTCGTACATTTGTAGATGATTTGCGTACTAAGTTTCGTATGACTCCATCATTAAATCCTTTACGTGTTCAAACTAAGCTTTTCTTAGCAGGAGATGGTCTTGCTATGGAAGAATGTATTCAAACTTTGCTAGATACTAAATTTGAATATGAAACTGATGGACTTATATTTACACCTCGTAGTACTTCTGTAGCACCTCCTGATGATCGTAAAGGTAAGACATGGTTACGTGTTTACAAATGGAAACCTCCTCACCTAAACACAATCGACTTTCTAGTAAAAATATCTCCAGATGAAACATTTGATCCAGTAAATAAAGTCAAAGCAAGAAAGAGTGAACTATATGTATCTCGTACACCTGGAGAAGACATTGTGTATCCTCGTGAAACAATGACTGGTGAATATGTTCCTCGTAAATTACCAGATGATCTACAGCGTGTAGCAGATACAAATACACGAGTGCCTTCAGTATTTCAACCTACAGTTCCTCGTGATCCAGATGCTTATCAAATTTTAGTTCCTGTAAATGAAAAAAGTCTAACTGTAGATTCTCAAGGAAATCGTGTTGAAGATAATACGATTGTAGAATGTTCATTTGATATTGATACACGTAGATGGAATATCCTGAGAACTAGATATGATAAGACGTATCAGTACCGTGTTCTGCGTGAACCTCAATATGGGAATGATATTAATACTGCAAATTCTATTTGGACATCTATTCATGTTCCTGTAACTGAAGATATGATTCGTTCATTTGCTACGACTCCTCCAGATTCAACTTATGAAGATGATATGTACTACAGAGATGATCTTAAACGTGGATCTCGTATCTTTAATGATGTATATGATTTTCATAATCGTATTAAGGATGGATTGTACAAACAAAATGTTAAGAAAGATGATACTCTATTAGAATTAGCTGTTGGACGAGCAGGTGATTTAAATAAGTGGAAACGTGTACGTCCTTCTAAAGTTGTAGGAATTGATATTTCTCTTTCAAATATTACATCTCCAACACAAGGTTCTGCGGTTCGCTACATTAATGATAAACGCAAGAATCCACATGATCATTTACCACCATGTCTCTTTCTACAAGGTGATATGACAGAGTATCCTTTGCTAGAACAGGAAGATAAGTACATGGCAATTCTTACTGGAAAAGAAACAGCTCCTACTGAATACCTTTCTAAATTTGAAGGACTTAGTTCATTTGATGTAATATCATGTCAGTTCGCATTACATTACGCATGTGAATCAGAAGAGATATTTCGAGCATTTGCAAAGAATCTTCAAAAGTATGGAAAAGATGTCTTCTTTGGAACATGTTCTGATGGTAAATCTATATATTCCCTTCTAGCAGGAAAGAAGACATACTTATTTGGAACAGATAAGCATGTATCAGGTGAATATACGAAAGAATATGATGATCGTGAAACATGGACTGAAGAGTTTAGTATGCCAGTAAAAGTTTACCTTGAAAGCTTTGATAAACCTGCGATTGAATATCTAGTACCATTTGAAAAAGTCACTACTATTCTAGAAGAATATGGTTGGGAACTTGTAGAAACAAAGTTGTTCTCAGAATTGTATGCTGGACAAAATGGTATTACACTGACACAGGAACAGCAAGCATTCTCATTTCTCAACCGTACATTCGTGTTTAAACGTAGCTCAAAGAAACAAATTAAAGAAGATGCCGAGACGCCGACCATTGAGAATATCACCAAAGATGAAGGGAACACTGACGATCAATCAGCCAAACCTAACAAGAGAAAGTTACGTAAGACTACGGAAGAGTCTGGACCGCCTCCAGTCCTCTTTCACGGCGCTGACGAGAGTAAAGGAGAGCATCGCAATTTCAGCAATATGTCCGGACATCGGATTGATGTGGACGGTGCACAATACCACACAGTAGAACACTACTTTCAAGCCATGAAAGCAAAAGAGTTCAAAGATGATGAAATATATGAAAAGATTATAAAAGCTAAATCTGCTAAAGCTGCAAAAGCTCTAGGTAAAAAAGTAAAAGAATTTGTAACAGAAGTATGGGATTCTAAACGTGATGATATCATGAGAGTAGGTGTTAAAGCTAAATTTGTTCAACATCCTGAATTGCGAAAGCAACTTCAGGGAACTGAAGATCGAATGATTGGAGAAGCAGATGCACGTGATACATATTGGGGAATTGGAACTGCTATGACATCTGAGAAATCAAAGCATCCTGATAAGTGGCGTGGACAAAATAAGTTAGGTAAACTTCTCATGGATTTACGACAAGAGTTTAAGAACGAGGAACAGGTGTAACAATCACATTTAATATTTACGACTTGCTTCTTTACAGGATCATATCGTAGGGGCTTTTTTACCTGCTCCAGAAAACTTACGAACCGTTACTGGCATTTGTTTCAAACTGTTTATAAAATTCAGAGTAACTTAATGGTTTTTCAGCAGGAGGAAGTCCACTTACAACAGGAGCTACATATCTATCAAATAGTTTTTGTCCTACCATTTTAGAAGCTTCATCTTCAGTTAATTCACCTTTTTCAACCTTATGACGAAGCTTTAACATTTCAAAAAATGTTCCATCAAGCTTTCCATCTATATGCATTTCAAATATACTTGGAAACTCATCATACAACTTTTTATTTTCATTCATAACCTTCTCGCAAAATTGTGTAGGATTATCATTTTTTAGTTTGCGATGACGTCTTATGCTAGTATCCATTTCACGAACAAGCGCCTGAATTTGCATAGAGGTTAGTGATGACATTTCTCTTATTTCTGCTTAATACATTAAGATGACTACTTTAGCGAGTGGACAAATTATTCCTCAAGCTCCTGCTTTACACACGCCCCCAGTTCAAGATCTAGAAGGAAGTGCACTTGAAGCTGCTTCTAAAAATACGTTAGCCTCAAATGCTAAACTAGCAGAAACCGCAAAAGCGATGGGAGCAGGACAAAAAGGTTCTTCTCGTCGTAAAAAGAGAACTGCCAGGAGAGGGGGAGCAGATTCTTTAAATGCACATATTCCTAGTATTCCTGAAGCAGGAACAATTCGTGGAGTATCTCATGCTCAGAATCACTTAACGAATGTGAATAACATTAATCAGATTCGAGCTGATGCTTCAGGTGATAAACTCATGAATGCTCAACCATATGATCCTACTCCGACAGGAGGACGTAGAACAAAACGTCATCGTAAAGCAAAGAATGGACGCCGTAATAACAGGACTCATCGGCGGGGGAACCGCAAGTCTACTTCTCGTGGTGGGAGGAGCCGTCGCTCTGTACTCGGACGCATGGCAAAAAGTAAGTAGTCCACAAGTTGTATTTGCGTGGTTATGTTTACTTAGTGCATTAAACGTAGGGCAGCTGTACTTGACGTATGTTCTAGTTTCGGCTTTTGCGGCAGCACCAACTCAAACAGACAAAGCAGTCGTGAAATAAGATCAGTACATTCAGATGGGCTTACAACACCTGTTAAAATAATCTTTCCTGTTCTAAATATTTTAGCAGTCCAATTATCTTTCCCGATGCATATCTTGACACCAGGATAAACATCAGGATCATAGTGTGATGTCACATCTTCAAGTCTAGAATTCTTTATATTTGTATGTAAAACTTCTCTAGCAACAGTATTATTTGATGATAGTTTTGTAGTATAATTCATAAGAACTACACGTCGATTTATAATTTCTGCTTTTTCAGGAATATTTTTAATTGATTCTTTACAATCTTCCCAAAGAGTTTTCATAAGAATACGAATAGAACAAATATCATATTGTTCATCTAGAATACCTGTCATATGAAATACTCCATTTTGAAATATCTTAATTGTAATTTCTTTTTTAAGCAGAGTACCATCTCCATCATTCATCATAACAAGTGTAAGAGAGTTATGACAAAATCCAGTCGTATTTGAAGAAGGTTCTTTCTTTGACCGACGCTTAATACGATCACGTTTGCTTTCACCACGCTTTATAACACCACGCTTTTCTACTTTAATAATATCAGAACTTAAAGGAATTGAATTTGCTAGAACAGTTGTATCAAAGTTCAGATTGGTCTTGTATAGAACTACCATTGTTGAGAGTGTCGGGACTTCCATTCTTATTTACATGGGAGTCTGTGTAAAAGGTATCGATTTCGTTTTTCCATGAGAAAGGTATACTTTCCACAAAATTAGTTACCATTGCTACTGGAAATTTACGAAATAGTTTTCTCATACGTGTCTGATGTGTTGGATCTAACATCCATCCAGGTTCTAAATAACCAAGAAAAACACAACAATTTGTATGATGTCCTACAACTGAATCAACTTCATTTGCTAATTGATTCGATTGAACTTTAGATAAATCTAGAAACGTTAATCCTTCATGAGTGTTACGAAAACTTTCACAAAACTCACGATATTTATGTATTTCCGACAATACGAATAACATTATGTATTATAATATCGATCTATTAAGATGACTTAATTGAAAATAACGTTGGTTTATTAATTTTTAAATGAGCTGGTTCTTGTCCTTGTCCACCAGGTGCTCTAGGAGTTTCTCGTGATGGTTTGACATATCCATGCTTATTTTCTACATATCCAGATCTAGGACCTAAATATCCACCTACTTTATGATCAGAAACATTAGGACCTTGAGGCAAAGGAGGATTGGCCATAAAGAATGGTTTACCAAGTGCGTAAGGTTGATTATTAACATCAACTTGAATACCTGGACTGTGAGTATGATTAGGATCTTCAATTTTATGATCACAACAACCTACCATACGAGGATGCATTGCACTTAAAGAAATCGTATTATCTACAAACTTAATATCACTTATATCATCGCCACGTTCTGCAGGACAAGATACTTTAGATTTTGTAACACTACTAGCAGATGAATATCTCCAATTTCCAGAAGTTCGAGGATTTACGCAAGGTAACTCTTTTTTACCACCTGCGCGATAGGGTAAATCCTTATCAATTCCATTATGTCCTCTGTAGGCAGTATATATACTCGCATCAACAGGTTTACCAGTTGCTTTTTTGTAAGATACAGATGCATTATTGTATACAGGTCTATCCGTCTGTTTTGTTAAAGTTCCAACACTAGTGCCATCTTGAAAAAAAACTTGAGTCGCTACCATACGCTTTTTGGTAATGTACATGGAAGCATCTGTAGGTTTTTGTACAGCTATGACCTTTGTCTCAGCAGCCATTTTTGTACGTAAATATTCCGTATAGGACATTTGTGTTTGTCATGGATTTTATTGTTTAGAGAAGATCTACATGAGAGAGAAAGTGACGACGACAGCAAGGTTTTGTAATTTTTAGATCATCAAGAGCTTTACCTTCTGCAGTCTTTACAGTTGTAGCAGTTAAATACTCCATTTCAGTCTTTCCAGTGTCACGACGATTCTGCTTTACCTTATCAAGATAAGCCAAATATTTGCCAGCGATTACACTATTACATGATACACAACGAATTGGAAAGATCATTCTATTTTAATATCTTTAGTATTCTTTCTTTGTAGATTCGTTTTCTGTGAAGAATAGATAAGAATGACACCTGATGAATCTTACTCTATGCTATTATTGGCATTTTTGCTAGTAGTTGTCACGCAAAAACAGTTCTCTCATAGTGTGTTAGAACTTCTATTAAAACTCACTCGTCCAGGAGCGACAGTGGCATTACTGGCACTTCTGGTAGTTGTATATTCTAAGGGGTTACACTATACATTTCTAGTTTTAAGTCTTATTATTGTATTTTTATTGAAGGATATGTGGACAGCATGGCCTAAATCTGATGCTAGACGTCTTGAGTTAGAGATTGGACGTGATCAAGATCGTTTCGATCATTCATCAAGTATTGATCTTCAAATGGCAGATAAGACAGTTACTCATGCTTCTCCTTCTATGTATGCTCATGATTGGTCTCCTAAACTTTTAGTATTTCCTCCATCAGCTGCCACTCAATTTGAGATGAATGGTTAACGAATTACCACATGACAGAAAGATCTTGTGCGCTCCAATACTCTGATCGTCCATCTGGTAAACGACGATGAATAATGAAAGGAAGTTTTCGTTGAAATACCTCTTTCTCTGCTACATTCCACACAAACTTAGGATCTGATGTAAGCATACCATCCAGTGACACAAGAGGTTTTGCCCCTTCTGCCAACTGTTGTGCTCGAGTTCCAATAAGTGTTACCTGTTCATACTTAGTATAGTATGGAAGAGTTGTCTTTTCAACTTTAAGAGCTTCTTGAACGGCTTCCCGTGTAATTGGATGTACTTCTGGATGAAGAATCTTTGAATCAATACGTACTTGCTCCATTGTTATTATAGTTAAGCGTTTCTCTATATGATTTTCCGTTTTAATGGTAAATGGTACAAATTGCTATTATAAATCGAAGTTCGGTTGTTTCAGATAAGGATGGATCTACAATAACAAATGCGTTAAATATAATTTTGCCTCAGTTTTGTAAAGATTGGTCTATTGTAACAACTACATGTGTATATGTTGAAAAGGGTAAAACAACTACAATTCCATTAAAAATAGCTTTATTAGATACGTCAGATGAAGAAGGAGCTGTAGCATATCATGACCAAATAAATGATAATCCATATGGAAGAGCATTTGCTAAAACAGTACTTGATAATGGAGGAGTTATGTTATATAGTTTAGATCCTACTGTGCCTACATTCGCACAATCTGTTTGCCATGAACTATTTGAGATGTTAATTAATCCAGGTTGTAATATATGGGCAATGTTTGCTGATGAAGTAACTATGTGTGCATATGAAGTAAGTGATCCAGTTCAATCAAATGCGTTAACTGTTCAAGTTAGAACAGGAAGTTCTAGAAAAGGAAAATTTTTTGCTACTCCTGTTTATACAAAAGTTGGTATATGTGATTGGGTTTTACCAAATTGGTTTGATCCTCAATCAAAAACTCGCCCTTTTAATCACAATAATACACTGACTGCTCCATTAACAGTTGATAAAAATGGTTACATACTTTTGTTTACAAATGGATCATATGATATAATATGGGGTAAATCAATACTTCCTGTGAGAAAAGATATAATCAAAGCAAAATTTAAATTGTCTGAGAAAGCATAATTTTCACTATAGTAGGCAATGGTAAAGAAGAATTCAGAACTACTTCTAATTGGAGTTATAGTTGTAGGAATATTAGCAGTCGTATTCATGTCACGCGGTGGATCTACAGTTGTTATTCAAGATAACCCTGTAAAGTTCTCATCTACTAGAAAACATCCATTTGATGTATTTAGTGATCCTTATGCTCCTCCAGAACGTGAGAATCCTTACTTATTTGGACGTGATTCATCGTATCAGCAAGTAGGTATCCTTGATAAAATGGGTTCTATGCTACCTTTATTTGGTCGTCCTTCAATTAATTCATCAAACCGTTGGGAATATTACACAATGAAAGATGGATTAAAACTCCCTATTTCAATGGGTGGAAAGCCATGTAATTCTGATACAGGATGTGGTGAAATGTTAAGTGGTAATGGTGATGGTGTAGATGTTCTTGGTATTGGAGCTATGAAGTCATTTATTTATGATACAAAACAATTAAGAAGGTAATCGTTTCTTTCGTTTCTGAGTAATTAAAATAGGTTTACCTTTTTTCATATAAAAACGTTTAATAGTTCTTCCTTGCGGCCAAAGAATACTTTTTGTACAGATAGCGATGGCAACACCTTCTTTATCTATATTAGAAAAACTCGCACTTCGTTTAGAAGCTGAACGTCCACCACGTTTTAATGAAGCAGGACGAAAGTTCTTTGTAATTTGTTTAACACAACTAGCAAACCGTTCTGCTTGCGTAGACATTTAATGTATTTCACTATTATAAGTTGAATGATAGCTAAAACTCTTAAGAAGTTTTTTCCATTGAAGTACTTTAAAGGATTATCTAGCAGAAAGAAGACACAAAGAAAGAAAGAGATTGAGAAGTATGGATCTATGTCTTCTAAAAATAGTAAAGCATATGTTGGATTTAAAACTGATAAAGGTGTAGAAACTAAAAAATCAAGTTATACTGTTTCATGGAAACGTATTTTCCCTGATGCGAAATCATTAGAAGAAAAATCAGAAGCGAGTGGAGTTCCTTTAAAATACATTAAAGAATCTTATAATCGTGGAATGGCTGCTTGGAGAACAGGACATAGACCTGGAGCTACACAACAACAATGGGGATATGCAAGAGTTCATTCATTTTTATTAAAAGGAAAAACATACTCTACAACTGATTCTGATCTAGTAAAAGAAGCTGTTGAGAATTCAAAGTCTGCTAAGAATTGGTGGGCTAGTGTACACAGGAGGCTTGCTTCCACATAGTATCACAATGTACACACTGATACATCCAAACTAGATTCTTTTCATTAATTTTTACAGAAACTATATCAGGTTTTACACCTTTTGATCGAGACGGACATTCAACATTCGGACACACAATATTTGTTAAATGGTTGAGTGTAGGATCATTCTTTAGATAAGGATTCAAAGCAAGACGAGCAGTCTTATCTTCACGAAGTACATGTTCATACACTAAAGGATTTTCAGCACTTACAGGTTCCTTATAGGAACATTTGCGACATGATAGAACTGCTACTTTCTTACCATCAACAGTATCTTCATCGATACCGAATAACATATTGCGACAAGCAGGACAGAATTTCATTGTATTGTTAGTATAGTTTTGTTTAGGTTGTTAATGATTCGTTTTAAATCATTCGTTCAAAATGGAAAAACACTTGCACAGTCTAGTTTATACTATCAAATGAACGCAATTAGTCTATTCGCAGGAGCTGGTGGAGATACAACTGGTCTTCAAAACGCAGGTCTTTCTGTTATTGCCTTTTCAGAGAATAACAAAGATGCCATTCAAACTCATTTAAAAATGTTTCCAGATAGTGTTTGGTTAGGTAAAGATGTAAAAGGAGATATTAATAAGATTACAGATTCTGAATTTGAAGAATATACTGGAAAAGTAAAAGTTATATTCGCAGGATTTCCTTGTCAAGGATTCTCAAACGCTGGAAAAAAAGATACAAATGATCCACGTAACAAAATGTTTTATCAGTTTCTGAGAGCTGTTCAAATTATTCAACCAGAATGGTTTATAGGTGAAAATGTAGCAGGACTTCTTACCAAAAAAACAGATGATGGTGAAAGTTCAGTTATTGACGTAATTCAAAAAGAATTTCAAGAAATTGGATATGAACTTGTATATAAAGTTTATGATACATCAACTGTTGGAGTTTCACAATCTAGAAAGCGTCTTATTATTGTAGGAAATCGTTTAGGTATTCCATATGAACTTCCAACATTCAATCTTGCTAAACAAGGTGTATCTACAATCGCAGAAGAAAGTTTAGAAGGCGCAGTTGAATGTACTATAAATCCGCCTCCTGAATGTATTCTAAATCTTACAAAACATCTAGAAGTTACAGGAATTCCTCATCCATATCTTTTAACAAAATTAGCAGATAGTCGTATTTCATTTGGAAAAAGAGATTCACCAACTCATTCAGAAATATTAGATTTGAGAAAACCATGTAAAACTATTATTTGCGCATATAGTTTTCAACCACGCTTATATGTTTGCGTAAGAAACACTGATGGAATATTATATATTCGTTGTTTAACAAAAAAAGAACTAGCACAGATTCAAGGATTTCCTGCTGATCATGAATTTTGTGGTAATACTGCTTCTATTATCAAACAAATTGGAAATGCTGTTCCTGCTAAGCTTATTGAAATGGTGATGAGATCTATGCTAGACGCTTCTCAATAGATTCAAACCGTTCTTTAGAAAACTGATCTGTAAATTGATCACATGAATACTGATTACCAAGACGATTATATATTTTAAGAAAAGTTGTATTTTTTTTATATTTATTCATTTCTTTGATCTTCGAACGAATTTCATTCCACGCAACATTATCGCATTCTAGATATGATTCTTCCCCATATCCAATATATATTCTATTTTGTTTTTTTCGTATATAACTAACTATATAAATTACATTTGACTGAAACCAACCATCATTAAAATAAAATGAGTTTCCTTTAGCACTTTTTAAATCAAACTTTACTTCTGTAGATATTCCATCAACAACTTCTATAAGAGCAAAATCTTTACACCGTTGTGAACCATTAAGTTGATATTTATAATAACACCCATCTGAAGAATGCGTGGTTCCTTTTGCTAGAAATTTAAACCCATGTTTTTCAGCTTCTACTGCGAAACATGCTTCTTGATCTTGTGGTCTATTTCCTGATCCTCTTTTTAATGTTAAATTGCCTTGTCTATGAAGAAATCTTGTCATTTCAGGATATTCTTGCTCGAGAAGCTCGGGAAATGCCCTAAGTTTCTGAAGAAATGATAGTATCATTGTTGTCATGTGTTAATAGTATATAACCTTAATCTACTTAGGAATGAATCCATTTTACATCATAAGTTGAAAACGGATATAAAAATTTACTATTTGTAAATTACTTACAATGGATACTATTAAATATATCGGACCACAAGTAAAAGATGTTTCACCTGGAAAAATTCTTGGATGTAGATTTTATCTTACCAATATGAATTCATTAAAAAATTACCCAAAATTAGAAGCTGAAATTAAAATTGAGGGTCAACCAAAAATAGAACATCGGAGTCGAGGATTTATAGCTGTAACCCCAGAAGAAGCCATGGAAACTTTAATTAAAAATATTAAAATTTCATTAGATGAAAATATAAAACAACAATTAATTTTACAAATGAATGACTGGTTAAAAAATAACTACTCTAAAGTATCTTCAATGATTAATGTTGATCGACTCAATAAAAAAGAAAAGATTTTGAATAGTGGAAATTATTGGAAAACATCAATCGATAGTAATGGAGACTCATGTCTACCACTATTACAATATAATTCTAAATCAGAATTAGTTCGTAGTGAACATTTCAATATGGGATCACATAAAACTATTATTTTGAACTAAACGCTGAAAAGCAATTTTTTTGCGTTCAAAACGGAAGGTTCGCTAACTAATTATCTTCACTTTCAACACGATGTCTCAAAATATGTCTTTACAGCAATTTCTCGACAACCATAAAGCTGACGGGTTGTGGACACATACATCGCTCAAGGGGGGTAAGTACTTTATTCCAGATGAGCATAAGAATCAGTTTTATGACCTATATGTCGAAGAAATCATCAATCAAGAGAAGCAATATCTAGTAGAAAAGTCGTCCGATATCGGCCCTCTACGTGTTGATTTTGACTTCATCTACGGGAACGATGTTCAAAAGCATCTTCATACTCGTGAACAAGTTATCAAGTTCTGCGAAGCATACATGAGTGAAATGTCACAATATCTACAAATTCCAGATACAACTGATATTTATATTATGGAAAAGCGTAAGCCAACTCTTGATACCAAGAAGAATCGTATGAAGTCAGGTATTCATATTGTAGTACCTCAAATCTGTACACATAAGTTTGTAGAACAACGTGTTAGACGTAATCTACTGAAAAGTATGGGACAGTATTTTGAAAGTCTTCCACTGACAGAAACATGGGAGAAGATTTATGATGAAGCAGTAGTTAATCGTAGTGTTCCATGGACATTATATGGTTCTCGTAAGAATGATCCTAATTCATTACCTTACATGACCGCTTACATCCTACAATACGATTCACAAAAGAAAGATATTAAAATTATTGAAAACATTCCTCCAATTTCTGCTTCAATTATGAGAACTCTATCGCTGGTTAGAGATGATTCAAGTGAAATCCCTATGACCGAAGAAGGTAAGAAGATTTATGCGAATCTCAATAAGCCAGAAGGAGATGTTCGTATTTCAGGAGGTTCGTCTGTACTTCCTCGTCGTGGACGTCCTGCGACACGTGGAGAGAAACCTGGTTCTAGAGGATCTTCTCCTACAGGACGTATAATTCTTCAACCACTTGAAGAAGATCGTAAAGAGTACATCAAGCAACATACTATGAATCTAAAAGATGACCGATTCACTGATTATAGTCAATGGGTTCAAGTTGGAATTTGTCTTCATAATATTCATCCAGATTTGCTTGATGTATTTCTAGATTTTAGTGCACAAGATGATGAAAAGTATAATGAAGCAGAATGTATTAATAAATGGAATTCTCTAACATTTCGAAATGATGGAGATCGTCTTGGAGAAGGTACTCTCAGATATTGGTCTCGTGAAGATAATCGTGAAGAGTATGACCGTATTGAATCTACAAATGTAGATCGTCTAGTTACTGCCGCGTGTTCTGGTACTGAACATGATGTAGCATGTGTAATTCATGCAAAGTTTCGTGATCATTATATCTGCTGTGATTTTGGAAAGAATGTATGGTATCGTTGGGCTGGACATATCTGGAAAGAAACTGATCGTGGTGTTGATCTTCAATTAAAATTGTCAAAGCAAATTGCAGGTGTATTCTTTACGAAAATGCAGGTGATTGGAAATGATATGGCAAATAGTGGTCTTACAGCTTGTTCTTCTGAAGGAAAAGGTGATTGTGGGTTCTGTGAATATTGTGATATGGAAAAGAAACGTACAGGTCTTAATCAGATTTATACAAAACTAAAGACTACTCGTTTCAAAGACAATGTCATGAAAGAATGTCGTGAACTGTTCTTCGATGAAGAGTTTACAAAGAAAATTGATTCAAACAAAGATCTAATTGCTTTCAATAATGGTGTTCTTGAATTAATATCATTCGATTTCCGTGATGGTAAACCAGAAGATTATTTATCATTCAGTACTGGAATTGATTATGATCCTGAACGTAAATATTATGATTACGAATCTTGGAATAAGGTAGACGCGTTTATCAAACAAGTTCTTCCAGATCCTGAAGTACGTGAATATTTCATGAAGCATCTTGCTACAAATCTAGTTGGAGGTAATACAGCTCAAAAGTTTCATATTATGACTGGATCAGGTTCTAATGGTAAATCAATGATTATGAATTTAACATCCACAGCTCTTGGAGATTATGCGTGTACAGTTCCTATCTCTCTGTTTACTCAGAAACGTAAAGGATCAGGTAATGCAGCTCCTGAAGTTATTCGATTAAAGGGACGCAGATTTGTAACTATGCAGGAACCTGATGAATCTATCGCATTAAATACTGGTCTCATGAAAGAGATCACTTCAGGCGAAAAGATGTATGCTCGTGATCTATTTAAGTCTGGTACAGAGTTTGAAGTTCAAGCAAAGTTTCATTTAGCATGTAATGATAAGCCAAAGATCAATACGACAGATGGTGGTACTTGGCGTCGCTTAGTGGTTATTAACTTTACTTCAAAGTTTGTACCAAAACCTGTAGAATCATATGAGTATCCAATGGATGAAACAATTCAGTTTCTAGTTCAATCAAAAGAATGGGCTACTCCATTTCTCAATTATCTCGTTCATATTTTGAAAGAAGGTAAGGGTTTACGTAAGCTTGTAGCTCCTGAAAAAGTTCTTGAGTATACATCTGATTACCGCAATGACAATGACGGTATTGCCAAATTCATTGCAGATAAGTTACTTTCAATTAAGGAAGGTGATGAGATTATTCCAGTTGATAAAACAGCTCTTAAGAGAGTGTTTAAGCAATGGATGTCAGATAATGATGTTCGATTATCTCCTTCAGATATGGAAAAAAGAGTCGAAGCTCAGTTTGGGAAATATCATAAAGGTGGTTGGACTAGCTTTCATGTAGAGAACTAGTAATATTTACCTCCACGACGTGTTTTCTTAGAATCACGTTTACCAGCACGAGTCTTACGACGACGACCACCAGTCATAGTAGTACCAACAGACTCAGATGGTGCACCAAGAGCTTTACTGCTAGAACTATCACTCATAAATGTATTAGCTGAAGTTGGAAGTGCATTTTTTATTGCGTCAGCATGTTGCTGGGGTGTTTTTCCAGTAATATCTGTAACTGTTTTATGAAACCAATCAGCAATACCAGACATCTTTATTCAACACTTAGAATTTAACGACGCCCACCGATAGGAGCATACGAACGAATATATGGGAGTGTCATTGAAACTACGACATACGCAATAATCAGATTCATTGTAGCAGCTAATGCATCACCAACATTGATCTTCACACTTCCAACTTGAATAGAAAGTTTATCAGCAGCCGCACCTGCTCCAGGAAAAAGTCCTGCGAGAATAGGTGTTACAATATCACGAGTGATCGCACCAAAAAACTGACCCATTGCCATACCAATATAAAGACCGACTGCGATTGTTATTACAGATGTAGAACCGTCCATTTATCAAACAAACTAGATTTCTTTTTCACAATAAGAAGTAGTAATGGGAATCGATACAAGATTCTGGGGTCCATCAGGATGGGATTTATTCCATCGTATTGCGTTTCATTCAAATAATCCGCATAAAGTACTTGCGAATATAGCTGAAGTATTGCCATGTAAGTTTTGTAGAAATTCTACACGTAGATTTGTGAAAGAACTTCCTTATAATAAAAATGATCCTGCAAAATGGTTATATGAAATTCATAACATGGTAAATCATAAATTAAGAATACAACATTCAAGAGATCCTAAAGTTATTGATCCAGGAAGTAATCCTTCATTTGAGGAAGTTAAAAAACGATTTAGTTCGAGATTACTGAATGAAGTAGTAGGTCAAGAATTTTTACTTTCTATAGCCGTAAATTTTACACCAACTCTTAGACGAATTGAAATACAAAACCGATTTCTACATAATTTAGCAGAAGCTTATCCGTTATTTAAACAATTTTATAGTAAACCTGATTTTGAAAATTATGCAGAATGGATGAATGGGTTTACCCAAATATCAATTTCACATGTAAAAAGTTACGAAAGCAAATGTAAGCATACTAAAACATGTAGAAAACCAAAAGGAGGTGGTAGACGTATTAGTCGTCGGTATACGCGAAAAGACCTAAAGAAAATATAGCAAATCCAACAGCTAACCAACGAATTCCTTTAATTGATTCTTTAAACCAAAAAACTCCAACTAAAGTGACTAATACGTCAGATGTTAGATCCCATACGAGATTCATACTAGTCAACGAATCATAATTCAATGATTTGAAGAAGATATATGGTTCCAAAGCATATATTAGCGTTGCTATAGGAAGAGCTGTTCCATATGAAATCATACCCTTGCTAGTATATTTTGCTATACTCATCATGATGACATCTAATATAGCCATACATACGCCAAATGTGATTGGAAGAAAGGAAAACTTACCTATCTTCCAATTAACTGAACTAATTAAATTATCAAATCCGTCTCGCATTCTTTCTTGTCTTCTTGACACGGTGTTTCTTTCCTCGTCCTATCGTAACTGCTCTACGAGGTAAAAATCCAATACCTTTTGATGTATCTGGTGAAGGACTCATAGGTGGTCTAGGAGGACGAGATGCGATTTCATTCGCATGAGCCATAATCTCTGCCTTTTTCTGATCGGTTCGTTGCTGCATTTGCCGCATAGCCATTTGTCGCTGCTTAGCAAGAATAGTTGCCATTACTTTTTAACACGTTTTTCCTTTAGAGTCTCTGATATTCGAACATGCTTTGAAGAATAGCCTCCATTCTTACCTTCGGCTTTCTCACGTTGATCTTTCTTCTTTTCTTTACGAGTTTGAGGATTATCCATTTGTTACTTACATGTTTCTTTCATATGATTATCAAATCCATTTTATACCATGGATCCTTGTGTATTATGTTTCGAAGATATGGATATGATAAGATTCCAAGATACACGCAAAAGTACAATTACATGTGTTAAATTACAATGTGGACATGCGTATCATACAGAATGTATTGTCAACTGTTTAAGTGTAAGTAATTTTGGTTGTCCGACATGTAATAAGCAAAAAACTCCATGTGAAGAACTTACGCGAGAAGGTTTAGCAAAGAAACTAGTTGGTGAACTTAAAAAAGAAGATGATATAAAGTTTTTAATAAATGAATTCAAAGAATCAAGTTTAGAATATAATGAAGCCATTTCTACTTTAAAAAAAGATACCAAAGCTTTTATTAGTAAACGTAGTGAAGAACTTCAACTAGCTGATAAACGTAAATATATGTTAGATTGTCTTACAAAATTACAATCAACTGCAAGATCAATATCTAAAACAAAAGGTCCACAATATTCAGGAGCTTTAAATATACGTGTTATAGGCAGATATAGACGTGGAACACCATTTGAACGTTTATTTTTTAGTATACAGGAAGCATATAGAATATATCGTTTGAAAACTCCTACTCTATATATGCCTCTTTATTAATGGAATCATGGTGGGCATATGTAATTGGTACAGTAGCATTTTTCTATATACAATCCTTTAATCGGGTTGCTACAATGTATTTTAAAAGTGATCAAACACTTTCGTGGGATGATTTATTCACGAAAGTGATTCCTATTAGAAACAGTCAATTTGAGGATCGAACTCAAGACCTTCCGCTTAGAAGGCGGACGCTCTAATCCAACTGAGCTAATTGACTAAAATGTACAAGGTGGGAATTGAACCCACGACTATCCGCTCATAAGACGAATGCTCTACCAACTGAGCTACATGTACTGTGTAGTAGCGGTGGGGATCGAACCCACGCGTATTGCTACATAGGATCTTAAGACCTACTCCTTAACCACTCGGACACGCTACTACTTTACTTTGTTTTCTTTCGATGTAAATCAGTTCTACGTCTTGTTTTTCTGTTTTTAGACTTTTTCGGTTTCCATAAAGTCCAATTGTCTCTAGTTACGATCCACAGTTCTGGATGACATTTTTGACAATCACCAACATCAGGAGAACAGCATTCCATTATTATAGATCAAAACGTTTTTTGAAGGCAGATAGAGACGCCTTAAATGATGGCTTATTCCATAAAATCCATCGTGATAATGCACCAGGAGTATCAGGTTTATTCCAATGTTCACCCATTCCAGAATGTCTCTTTAAATAAAGTGATCGTCTGCGAGTGTCTTTATGCTTAGTAAAATCAGACATTCCAAATGCGCCGAATGGAACAATCTTCTCTTTACCATCCTTTTCGAATACTGCGTCCCATTTCTTTTCTTTTTTATGAGATCGACGAATTGTTTTTAGACGTAACTTTGGCATCTTATTAATCTAAGGAGAATTCAAATGGAGAAGTGGTATGAGATTGTAGGAAATTTGAAAGATGAAAGTGAAGATTCGTATAAAACACAGCAGTTTACGTATCAAGTCTATCGTGAACTTCGTCGTTCCAAAATTAAGGATAAGGGCAAATTTAAGAACCGTATGGGTCCTGAATTTGAACAATGGGTAGCTCACATGAGCCAAGAATTTGGAACGGATCTAGTTCAAGAAATTATCAATGATGATGAGTTTTGGCTAGAAACACTTTTAGTTTCTCAAGGAATCTAGGCAGTTGGAATTTCAGGTATCTCTACTGATACAACTTCAGGTGCGACAGGAACATCCTTTTTTTTAGACAAAGATCGAAGTTTTTCAAAAAATCCAGCTACATCTGGTTTCTTCACAGCTGGAGACGAGTTTTTAACTTTCTTAAATCCTAGAAGTTTCGGCATTTGTTTATAGACCATATGAAAAATGGAACAATCTAAAGACATCCAATATAATAACAAGAATGGGTGACACAATTATTGGAGTTCAATTTGGCATCGCCAACCCCGAAGACATCTTGTCTAGGAGTGTTGTTGAAGTAATCACTGACAAAACATATCAAGCAAGCCAACCCGTTCAAGGTGGAGTATTTGACTCTAGATTTGGTGTTATCGAAAATGGTAAAGTATGCCCCACCTGTAAACAGACTAATCTATTATGCCCTGGACATTTTGGTCATATTAGTCTAGCTAGACCAGTATATCTTTATCAATTTCTAGATACAGTTCAAAAAATTATACAAAATGTGTGTTTAACGTGTAGTAATCCTTATCTTCCTGATGAAGAGCTAGAGATTATTGAGAAAAAACAGACTGGAATGGATCGTTTTAACGCAGTACGTGAGAAGACAGCTTCCTATAAAACAAAAGATCTAAAAGCTTCATCTGCGTGTCCACATTGTGCCTCTCCTCTTATTAAAAAAGCAGAAAAGGTTGAAAATACAGTAGCTACTCTAGAAGCTGTTACATATGATGAAGAAGCAGATAATATTCCTCTTCAACCTGAATTAGTATTACGTTGCTTTCAACGCATGACAGATCGCCATATTGATTTGCTTGGTTTCAGTTCAAAGTTTAGTCGTCCATCATGGATGATTTGTACGGTTCTAGCTGTACCACCACTTACTGTTCGTCCATCGGTTGTCATGGATGATAATCAACGTATGGAAGATGATTTAACTCATAAACTTATTGATATTGTTCGTAATAATCAACGTCTTCGTGATAAGATTGATAAAGGTGATTCTGCTGATGTTATTGATAAATATACAGATATCCTTCAATTTGATGTAGCTACATATGTTGATAATGATATCAAAGGATTACCTCCAGCAGCTCAACGTTCTGGACGTCCTTTAAAAACATTGAAGTCTCGTCTTGGAGCAAAAACTGGTCGTGTTCGTGGTAATTTAATGGGCAAACGTGTAGACTTTTCTGCTCGTTCTGTTATTACACCTGATGCCAACATTGATGTAGATGAATTAGGTGTTCCTGAAGAAATCGCAATGAATTTGACTTTCCCTGAGATTGTTACTTTATACAATCGTGATAGACTCATGACATATATTCGTAATGGTCCTTCTAAATATCCTGGTGCCAAGTCTGTGTTTCTTAAAGAAGACAATCGTCCAATTTCTTTGAAATATGTGAATCCTGATATGATTGATTTAAAAGATGGAGATATCGTACATCGTCATCTAGTAGATGGAGATGTTGTTCTCTTTAATCGTCAACCTTCTCTTCACAAGGGTTCTATGGAATGCCATCGTGTTCGTGTATTACCATATTCTACATTTCGTCTGAATGTATCTGCTACAAAACCTTATAATGCTGATTTTGATGGTGATGAAATGAATATGCATGTTCCTCAAAGTATTGCATCAGCTTCTGAGATCAAATATTTAGCAAGTGTTCTTCGTCAGATTGTATCTCCTCGTACAAATGCAGCTATCATCAGTGTATTTCAAGATACACAAACAGGTATCTATCGTCTTTCTCAACCTGAAGTACGTATTCCTGAACATATTGCTATGAACATTCTAGCACGTATGAAGAAACCTTTATCGACATATATTCGTCAAAATCAATATCTTACAGGTCAAGATGTTATTTCTAGTGCACTTCCTGCTATTGATTTCGCAGGTAAAGTAACTGTGAAGAACGGTAAGCTAGTAAAGGGTATTCTAAATAAAGGTGCATTTGCTACCACATCAGATGGTTTAGTTCATATGATCTATTCAGACTTTGGTCCTGAACGAGCAGGTCAGTTTATTAACGATATTCAAAACATCGTAACAAAATACAACTTGTTTACCGGATTCTCAGTAGGTCCTTCAGATCTAGCAACAAATAAAGAAACAGATGAAATTATTAAAAAAGTGTTAGCAGAAGGTCGTCAGAAAGTGTCTGATATTTTATCAGATGTTCACGCAGGTAAGTTTCTGAATGGAAGTGGTCGTTCAGATGGTGAAGAATTAGAGAATCAAATTTTGAATGCTTTGAAAGCCGTAGCATCTTCTATTGGTGATGAATCTATGAAAAGTCTTCCTAAAACTAATCGTATGGTTCAAATGGTAGATTCTGGAGCTAAAGGTTCTTCATTAAACATTACTCAGATGCTTGGTCTGCTAGCACAGCAACAAGTAGCAGGTAAGCGTATTCAGTTTACTTTACAGGATCGTACTCTTCCTCATTTTACTAAGTTTGATGATGGTATGGAATCTCGTGGGTTTGTAGAGAATAGCTTTATCAGTGGATTACGTCCCGCAGAGTTCTTCTTTCATGCTATGGGCGGTCGTGAAGGTTTAATTGATACAGCAGTAAAGACATCAGATTCAGGATATATTCAGCGCCGATTAGTGAAAACTATGGAAGATCTTCATGTAGAATACGATGGTACTGTTCGAAATGTAAATGGATCAATATTTCAGCATCATTATGGAGGTGATGGTGCTGATAGTGTATGTGTAGAGAATCAACCAATTGAATTAGCAGTAATGTCCATGGAACAACTCTATAAAGAGTTTGGTGCTTCTAAGGCTGATTTTGAAGCCGTTGTAAAAGGAGAAATTGGTGAGAATCCTCCAGATTTAGTTGATCAAATTCTACGTGATCGTGATACACTTGTAAAGGATGTATTTCGTTACAAGAAAGGATCAAATGTCATGGCTCCAGTTCCTTTGAAGCGTATGATGGAAAAGTATACTAATCCATATGCGATGAAAACTGAATTGACACCTGAGTATGTTGTAGCAGAACTTGAGAAGTTGTTCGTACAGCCTTGGCTATCTCATAATAAACTATTTCACATTCTCATGAGGTACTATTTGGCACCTAAGAAAGCCATTATCAAAATGCGTCTCAGTAAAGATATGTTTGATGAACTTCTGACAGATATTCGATTTCGTTATATCAAGTCTCGTGTACATCCTGGTGAAATGGTTGGTACTCTAGCTGCTCAATCTATTGGTGAACCTACTACTCAATTAACATTGAATACATTCCACTCTGCTGGTACTGCTAAGGCTAATGCTACTGCTGGTGTACCTCGTATTGTTGAATTATTATCAGCATCTCATAATCCTAAAAATCCTGCGAATACTGTATATCTAGATCCTAGCATATCAGTATCTCAAGTTGCTGCTATCGCAAAAATGAAAGATATTCAAAAGACAACTCTTCGTGATCTTACAAAATCTGTACGAATCTATCATGATCCAAATCCTCTTTCAGCAAATACTGCAGTTCAAGAAGATCGTGAGATTCTTCAAACATATGAAAAGTTCTCTGTAACGCAAGGAACAACATGTATATCTCCTTGGATTATGCGACTAGAACTAGATCCTATGGAAATGGCAGCTCGTCAAATCATTGATATGACATTAATTCAAACTAAAATTGAAAACAATAAAGTACTTCGTGTGTTCAGTTGTGTACATACAGATACGAATACACCTGATAAAATGGTACTTCGTATTGTGTTTGGAAGTGATATGGTGAAGAACGCACTTACTTTGCGATTCATCGAAGATAAGTTGTTGGATACTGTATTAACTGGTGTAGAAGGTATTGGTCGTGTATACGTTCGTGAAATTGGTGATGAACTTATTTATGATGAAAAGGTTGGTGGATATACTCCTCAGAAGCAATATGTGCTAGACGCAGAAGGTACAAATCTTCTAGATCTTTCAACAATTCCTGGCGTGGATCCTTTACGAACATTCTCAAATGACGTTCATGAGATTCTTGAAGTCTTTGGAATTGAAACAGTTCGTATAGCACTATATGAAGAGTTTAGTGAAGTGTTCAAATCTGGTGGTGAAGCTGTGAATTACCATCATATGATTACATTAGTTGATACGATGACTTATCTAGGACGTATTATGGAAGCTAATAGATTTGGTATGAATAAAGGTGAAAATGGGGTACTTGCTAAATCTTCATTCGAAGAGACATCTAAGATTCTGTTCAATGCTGCTTTATCAGCAGACTTTGATAATATGAAAGGTGTGTCTGCAAATATTATGTTCGGTCAGAAACCCCCTTGTGGTACTGGATTTGTTGATATTTTGATAGATGAAACTAAACTTCCTGATGGAACTGAAGAAGATTTATCGGTCTTTGAAGCTGATCTAGCAGCCGCAAATGCTCGTGTAGAAGCCGAAGATCGTAAAGATGCAGAACAAGGTGGTGTTCAAATGGCTGATATTGCTATGGAATGGTAAAACGGATTCTGTATAATCAGTTTGATATGTATAGTAAAATGTACGTAGCAAACAAATTTCAAGCATATAAAGCTAATGAGATAGAAGTATTTATTCAAAGATTTAATGAGAGTGCTTTGACATGGAGTGATGTTCTAACTCTTGATTATTTCTATTATCATCATACAGCAGATTATGATGGTGGATTAAGTTTCTTTGATAGACTAGATAAGAAACTTGGTCGTTTTCATACTAATTGGGATATTAAAGGATTCAAAAAGATTGTTAGAAATTCAGATAATCCAGTAGGAGTTTATGAAGATATTGTTAAGTATCTTCTAGATAACCAAAATGAGATCAATTATTACGGTACTTAAAAATGGATTATTTAAATCAATAATGGTTAAGTATCATATACAATGTTCATTCCAAAAAAGTACTGTTCAAAGACATCAGAAGAGCTGAATGATTATGTTGATTTTCAAGTTCAAGACGCATTTCATTGGGAAGTTTTCCTTATGATTGATTATAATAATCATCATAAGGACAATAATTATGATGGAGGATTAAGTTTCATTGATCGTATATATGCTAGTTTAGGATGGTATCATACAGAATGGAATCTAGAAGAACTTAAAAGTTCAATTAAAAATACAAATGATTATATGAATACCATTTCTGATATGTTAGGAGATGAAGAATGCTGCATGTTCGGATTACACTTTATTGAAGATACATTACCAACTCCATGATCCTCCAAATCCACTCTGATACACAGTGAGTGATTTAGGATACTTTTTGTGTAAACAATCGTGAACTAACTTATCATCATTTGTAATACATTGATTTATTTCACCAGGTCTATATTCTGAATCATTCACCATAAATGGATAGATTTTTTCAGTATCAATGACATGAATTTTGTCACCAGTTTTCATTCCACTACGAAAATAATAAGGTCCTGTTGTGCGATTAATATATACACTATTGAAATCAATTGAATCTAAACTATCATTTGATAAAAGACGTTTTAGAATAAGACATCCAGGAACACAAGCAAAGAATCCATTAGACATATATTTTTTACCACCAGAACCTTCACATTTCATCTTACATGGATCTTCATTCGCAACAATAAGTTCATGTTTTTCTGAATGTTCTTGAATATATTTACAAAACTCATCACTAATTTCAAATAAAGAATCTAAATATATTCCACCAAATCTATGAAGTAATTCATATCTTGCTAAATCAGCTACTTGTGCAAAACGAGATTGTTTTAATTGTTCTCCTAATTTAATCGCATGACGCATATACGCCCATGTAATTGGCATAGTTTCTTCTTTCATATCATCATTTGTCCACATTTTGTATGTAAAACCATTTCTATTAGCAACCTCTCGAACACCATTCATTAAGTTGTGTCGTACGCTATTCGTATCTAGTGGATTACCAAACCATATTTGATGAATTACATTTGGAATTTTACGTTCAACATTTACATAAACTGTTTCATTGAAAAAGTGTTCACGTTCTACAATCTTTAATTTACCGCCTTTACGTTCATATAATTGTCTACATATTGCTTGAGTAGCAGAATAGTATTGTAAAAGATTACGTTTATGTTCTAATGTAGATACCTTTAATCGTTCTCCTACTTGAAATGTTTTTGCTGAAGGAATATATTTCATAACTAATTGATTCACTTTTTTGTGATGTTCATGCCCGTATTCACCTGTTGTATTATGAGTTAATACTAGTTTCCATGGATGATTTGCTAATGATTGAATACCTTTTTCAAACAAAGTTCCATCATACAACTTTGCAGCTTTTACAGGATTTTCAGTATATATATCTTTCACATCATACATCACATATTTTGTCACATTCGCAAGTGACATAGTTTTATAGAATTCACGAGATCGTACAGGATCATTTGCGTGTGTTGAACACACTACAAACCAGCCTGGTTGTAATAATAAATTTAATCCTCCCCATAATACTTCGTCGTCGGGATGAGCGACTATGAGGAGTTTATCCACGTCCATTATTTAGTTCATTGATTTGGTTTTGTCATGGAAACTTTAATTGCTGTATGAGTCACGGAAACGTTTAGTTGGTTGTGAAAGCAGTTTTAATTGCTGTAAGCAAGACCACCCATACCAGACATTACACGAAGAATATTATAGTTGATAGCATAGACGCGAATATCAATTGTTTCATCATTATCTGGTTTAAGATGAGCATTTCCCTTAATATTGAATACAAGTGTAGCTGTATCAATTCTAGAGAAGTTACATGTTCCAGATGGTTGATGTTCTTCGGGTTTAATTGCGAATGAATACATATATACTCCGGATTTAGCTAGCCCAGTATGATGTTGGTATGGCTGAACTGTTGAAAAGTACTTACCATTTTGAACCCCCATACGTTCTTGTCCGTTCAATTGAATTAAACACTTATCAATTACATTATCATAATCATACATTGAACCAGCTAAGTTATGTGGTGATGGGACAAGAACATCATTATTATCGTAATATGAATATCTACATTGTGATTTTCCAGTTTGTTGAGTTACCCAAATAAGTTCTTTTACTGGATGATTGAATGTCAAATCAACACGATTATTAAATGATGATAATCCTTTACTTTCATTAAATTGAAGTTGTTCAATTAAATATTCATGAGATTCTTGTGCCATACGACGACGCTCTTCAACATCTAAATAAATATAATCAACTACAAGATTTGCTTGTGCAAGTTCAGGTACTAATGACAGTGGAGTATCATCATCACTATTTAGTAAACATTCAGGCTTATTCCAAAGAATATTAATTTTAACTTCATGGTATTGGAGAGCAATCAAAGGAAGAGCTGCGCCAGGATTACGACAGAAAAAGAAATTTAATGGTACATAAGCTGGTTCTGTGCTAGTATCTTGGCCATTTACACAGTTTTCGGGTTGTTCACCAGCAGTAATAAGTTTTATTAAATTATTATTTTGTAAGTAGTTTAACGTTAAGGTATACCATATAAACATAAATTCACTATACTGACGATCAATAATCTGTCCACCAATATCAAGTTCAACATACTTTATAGCATTAGCACTAATCATGTCAGCCCAGCTATTGTGGTTAGATCCAGAAGGTTTCTTTGGAAAAACCATTTCAACATATGTAGGCCCAATTAGATCAGCATGACGACCAAGAATAGCAGAACTTTTAGTCCCCCACGCAGCTTGTCCATTCAAATTTACACGAAACGGTTCCATCGCAAAATTAGTGTGGCGCTTAAACAGTCCTCTCCAGAAAGTGATCTGAGGATTCCCAGACAGGTATGCATCTTGAGCGCCATAGGCAACTAGTTGTAATAAACCACCACCCATTTGTCTTTATATGTTACATATACTCAATTTTTTTGTAGATAACTTACTTGCGACGGCGTTGAGTCTTTCCACCGCGACGTTTTCCAGCCATCATGGGAGCAGCCATAGGAGCCTCTTCATCGCTTTCACTCTCCTCACCACCTTTACGATGACGACGTCCACCCATAGCATGATGTGCGCCACCTTTCTTGTAAGTCTTTTTAGCAGACTTTAACACATGAGAGAACCATTTCTTACCCATACTTTTCTTCATTCCAGCCTCGGCTTTCATCGTTTTCTTAACATGAGATAACCACTTGCTCATTTTGTTTTAACGTAAACATTTTATCACTCCGTCCAAAGACTTCGTTCACAATACTCACACCGTAGCTGTATAGATTGGAGATGAGTGTTTCATAGGCTGAAAAGATACCGCAGGATCAGGCATAGTTGGTTTCTTGTATTTCTTAGGCTTGAGAGGACGAAGAGCAGCTGGTTTGAGAACTATACTATTCTCTTGAAACTCACCAATATAGAGTTCCATCATACTATCAATTGACCCATAATTCATCATGATCCACTGACATCCAAATGTAAATAGAATTTGAGGATTATTGTTTACTAGATCTTCACCGATATCTGGTACAACCATCGTGATGTTATTACGGTTATAATCAATTAATTCATCATGATCATGAGGCTGAGATGCTTGAGTATATGTCATTCTTCGAAGATGAGATGTAGACCAAGACATATTGATTAATTCTTCCATAAGTGTTCCTTTTATCGCTCCACCAGATACAACAATAAGTTTACTTTGTAAATTACAGATTGGTTCTACTGCTAGATTCTTACGAGAATAACTATACGATGAATCTAACATATGTGACCTACATGTAGTCTTCAGAATTTCTGCGGCTGCATTAATAGTTTTTGTCTTTTCAGTATGAAACATTAAACTTAACACAAATGGATCTGATGATACAGGTGAACTAATGCTGTTAAACGCATTGTTAGCAATTGATACACAACACGCATCTAATGGAACTGTATTGTATGCGTAATCAACTCCTAGTTTTTGATTCTTTAATCCAACAACTGGTTTATCGTTTATATCTGAATAAATATCTAATT